CTCTGGAGATGAAAGAGGTGACATACTTAAAGACATGGGGTTTGAATTATATACACCAAGTGATGATCTCACCCGTGTTACTAACTTTTTATGGGGTGAACAACAAAAATATTTTAATAATAGAAAAAAAGGTAAGAAACACAATGAGCTTCCTTTTGGTCAACAGCTGTCTGCCTTCTTTATGCCTTTAGATGCCTTAGATATTATTGGTTTAGGGTTTGGAATTAAAAAATTAGTTCAATTTGGTTTACAAAAATATGCAGCAAAAGCTGGTTCCATGACTGCAGCAGATTTATTAAAAGATGAAGAGCTTATAGCCAAACTAACTTTTCAAGAAGCACAACAAGTATTTGATGAATTTAGTAAATTACGAAACGCTAATCAAGATATTCTTTATAAAGGTGGAGCAGGCGCAGGTGATTTTGATTTTTCTACAAGATTTAAAAGTGGACCCAATAAAAATCAATCAAAGTTTGAAGTAACGTATGGTCAAAAGCCTTTAGAGTTTTTAGAAATTCTTGCAGGAACAGCAGACATAAGAAAAAATCCTGAAGTGCTTAAACGATTTGCATCTTATTATAATGATTATATGTATGCCCTCCGACCTAATGACACTTCAAAAAGAACAGTATCAAGATCGGGTGATAGAATAAAACAATTTAAAGAATTTGTTGGTGAGGATAAAGCTGATGATATTATTCAAGCAGCAAGTGATGAAGGGTTAATTAAAATTAGAGATACAGGTGGATTAAAGACTGTCAAAGCAGAGGGTGATGAATTTATAAAACAAAACTATAGAACTATGGAAGTGGATGAGCTTTTAGATTTAATGCAAAAAGAACCAGAAAAATATTTTTTTACTAATAGTGTAGGAGAAAGATTAACTTTTCAAACTCCAAAAGCGTTAAATGAACATGCACTTAGATTAGGAGTAAAAAGAAAAGATGTTAGTTCAAGATTAGTTACTAAAAAAATAATTCCGATTAAAGAAAAATTTGAAGAACTTATATCTTCAAGAAACTTAGATACAGAAAATTTAGCTTTGATGAGAGAGACATTTAGAGAAGCTGTTACAGATGTTACAGGAAGAACAAAAGATACGATGGCTAAAGATAAGTTTTCTGATTTTTTAAATACAAGAATACAGGCATACAATAGTTTAGATGATGCACAATTTACTGTTCCAACAAAAAGTGAAGCTGTAGCGTTTACAGGTTCAGGAACAAGTATGAGAGATACATTTTTTTCTTATCTACGTAATAATGAAACATCAATAGATGACATAATTGCTAATAATACAGACTTTACAAGAGATAAAGGTACTTTGTATAAATTTTTAGATATTGCTAGAGCATCTTCTAAAAATTCAAGATTACCTAAAGAAGGTAAGTTTGATGATTTTATGGAAGCATTTGATGCAGATATACAAACTTTAAAAGATCCCTCATCCACTCTTTCTGCACATTATAATTTTTTCAAAGAGTATGAAAGTGTTAGAGAAACCATAGGTGGTTTGGTAAATGATTATTTAAATAGAATTTATCTTGCACCTAAAACAAAGAAAACAGGTGTTATAAGAAGTTTTGACGAAAGAATTGTAGACGCAAGAAACTCAGTACAGATAGCACATAAGTATGAAAATTTACAATCAGGTAGAATAACAAAAGATACTATGACAATAGCGGGTAAACCTGTAAGTACGTTAGAGGGGTCAGGAGTTGTACCAGGAAGTTATTACTTGGATATTTCTATTGATAATGCATTAAGACAACCACGACTAGAACAGAAACTAAGAAAAGCTATTGATAGTGGTGATGAAGCTATGATTGCATCCGTAGATCAAGAATTAAAAGGGATCGGTGCAAAAGTTACTTACGATGGTGTTACTTATGGTGATTACAGACCTCTTGAAATAAAACTACAAGATGAACTAGCAAAAATTGAAATGTTACCAGAAGCTCAAAAAGCAAAAGTTATGCAAGAGCGTGGCATAACACAGAAAATGTTAGATGACATGAATCAAGCAATTGATTTATTAAATGACAAAGCAAAGGATATTGGTGTAAGACATATGTCTTATGGTGGTATGGTAGAAGACGATTTAGATATTTTTGAAGAACAAAGTAATGACCTTCCTGAAGGATCATTTGAAGTGGCAAGTTTAAAACTGCCATTCTTCAAACTATTTGGTAAAGCACCTGTTAACGAGGTTGCACCAATACCAACGCCAAAAGAAAAATTAGCAAATCAAACAAAAAAACAAAAAGAAAGTTTGGAGAGAGAAAAAGAAATAAGATCGCAAGAAGATATTTTTGATCCTACTCCTAATGAAGCAGTAGAGTTAGATCCAACAATGCCTGTTGCTGTGACACCACTAACAAATCAACCAATGACGTCTGTATTTTATTCAGACATAGAACGTGCAATGACAAACGCACCAGATCAGTTTGCAAACAAGCAAGAGGTTCTTGATTTCTTAAACAAAAACAGAATTAAAAAATCCGAGGTCGACGATTACCGTATCGCGTCTCTTCTTAAATTATATGATGATACCTCCCCTATAGCTAAAACAGAAATTATTTCACAAGTCAGAACAGCACCAATCAGTGGTATGCGTGTTCACGGAACAGGTTCGGGGTCCGAGATCATTAATCCAAATGGCGAGAAAAGCACACGTTATTCAGGATACTTTGAGCCAGGCTCTATACCAGATACACAGCGCGAAAGAGTTTTATACTTAGATAGAAATAAATTACCTGGTGACACAGGTGAGTACCCACAAGCTATGTTTGGTGGGGAGACTATACAGCGTCATGACTTTGGTATACCGAATGAAGAAAATACATACATTGTCGGTTGGACGCGGCTCTCGGACCGCTATGGATTTGTACCGCCTAAAGTGGCAGGGCCCGAGACAAAAATAAATATTAGACAAACAAATAAACAAATAACTAAAAACAACAGAAGCATATCAGGCTTGTACGCTGAAGCACAAAATAAATTAATACAATTGGCTAGACGACGAGGGATGAACCAAGCAGACATTGATGAAATAGAAATAGACGAAATAGCTGATCTTGAAAGATATGCTAATCAGTTAAATGAAATTAGTCCAGGATTAGTGGATCAAGTAGATGATTTAATTGTAAAAAATAGAGAACTTAATGATCAATTAACAAAAGCATCTGCTGTTGATCCGAGCGGCGTGGTTCGTGTAACGTTTGCCGATGAGATACAATCCGATTTGTTACAAGCAGCAGCAATGCGTAAACAACAACTGACCGCGGCCCTTCGTAAGATACAAGAAGAAGGCAACACAACAAATCTACAAGGGCTAAATAGATTAGCAGAAGCAACAATGGATTTTTATGAAAAGAATAAATCCGTGTTTAGACCACTAAAGAAAACAGACAAAGAAATAAATGTATTATCACAAAAAATAACAAAGATGGATGAAGAGGTAGATGAAATAGTTAATAAATATATTCAAACAAGAGAAGTAAGCGATGCAGATCTATCAAGACTGTCTGGTTTATTAAATGATAATCTTGATCAAATGTTAAAAGAAATAATTGAAGTAGATTCAAAAGCGATGGACGGATTGTTTCCTGATTTACCATTTAAGAATAGAGACGAGTGGGCAGATGCTTTAATCAAAAAAGATTTATACGAACTAGCATACAGAAAGTTTGTATTAAAAGATCCCGATGCGTCTTCATATTATGCTGTATCGCCATCAAAATATGTAAGTAAACGATATAATTTTGAAGGAAATGCCGCGACATCTGAAGCTGATAGAGCAGCCGATAAAGCAAGACGCTTTGATGCTTTTAAAAGAAATGGGGCATTTATAGATTCACAATACAAAGGTATTGGTATGGACGAGTTTTATGGTGGTCCTGATTCTGTTTCAAATGTAATTGATAATTCAGGAACAGCGGCTACTAACCCTAATTTTGGAAAACCAAAACACTACACATCTACAATAGAGACAATATTAAAAAGACAAGCACAGAGTAATAACTCAGAAATGATTACCATGCCTGTACAATTAAAAGGTGGAAGAGGAACAACGCAATATCGTGTCACCGATCAAAATGGTAATATGGTAGCGACCTTAACTAATGAAGATCAAGCAAGAGATTTAATAAGAACAAATCCAAATTATAAAATTCAACCTATCGCAATACCTAGCAAAAAAGATATGGAGCCAGTTTTTGCTATTAAAATTACTCCTGAGATGTTAGAACCATATAAAACACACAAAGCACAAGGTGGACTTGTTGAGCATATTGATATATTTGAGGTAGCATAATGGCCGTAGACAGAAGAATTACAGGGGAACCAACAGAACTAGAAGCAGAGTCTGTTACTATTGAAACACCCGAAGATCAACTAACAGTTGAAAACGTTGAAATGACAGAGGACGGTGGAGCGTTGATTAATCCAATGGATGAACAGATGGAAGTAGAATTTGATTCTAATTTAGCTGAGTACATGGATGAAAAAGATTTACAGGATATGTCGTCTGATCTTATTGGTGATTACAAAGAAGATAGCTCTTCTAGAGAAGAATGGTATGATGCTTACGCAAAAGGATTAAAACTACTTGGATTTAAATATGAAGATAGATCACAGCCTTTTCAAGGAGCGAGCGGTGTAACACATCCTTTATTATCTGAGACAGTTACACAGTTTCAAGCTCAAGCTTACAAAGAATTACTACCTGCAAATGGTCCAGTCAGAGTGCAAATGATTGGTAAATCTGATCCACAAAAAGAACAACAAGCTCAACGTGTTCAAGAATTTATGAACTATCAAGTGATGCATGTAATGGAAGACTTTGATCCTGACTTAGATCAAATGTTATTTTACTTACCTTTATCGGGTTCTAGTTTTAAAAAAGTTTATTATGATTCTGCAATGGGAAGAGCTGTATCAAAGTTTATTCCTAGTGAAGAATTAATTGTTCCCTACACAGCAACAGATTTAGGCACAGCAGAACGAATTACACATGTATTAAAAAGAACAGAAAATGATATTCGTAAACTACAAGTAACAGGGTTTTACCGTGATGTAGATTTAGAAGAATACGAAGATCCTGAAACAAATAGTATTCAAACAGAAGTTAATCGTTTGGATGGTGTAAAAGAAACAGGGTCTTACAAAAATGATTCATATACATTATTAGAAATGCATGTTGATTTAGATGTGCCAGGATTTGAAGATCCTGATGGTATTAAACTTCCTTATATTGTTACTATTGATGAAGGCTCTGGTAATGTTTTATCTGTATATAGAAACTATGATGAACAAGACTCTTTAAAAAAGAAAAAACAATATTTTGTACATTACAAGTTTTTACCTGGTCTTGGTTTTTATGGTTATGGATTAATTCATATGTTGGGTGGTTTATCAAGAACTGCAACAGCAGCTCTTAGACAATTACTAGATGCAGGAACATTAGCAAATTTACCAGCAGGATTTAAAGCTAGAGGGTTACGTATTGCTGACGATGACTCTCCAATACAACCAGGTGAGTTTAGAGATGTCGATGCTCCTAGTGGAGATTTACGAGCGGGACTTATGCCTTTACCTTATAAAGGTGCAGATCAAACTTTATTTCAATTATTAGGTTTTGTTGTACAAGCAGGCCAGCGTTTTGCTTCTATAGCTGATCAAAAAATTGGTGATAGTGTGGCAGCAAATGCACCTGTAGGAACGACAATGGCTTTGATTGAAAGAGGATCAAGAGTCATGAGTGCAATTCATAAAAGATTACACTACGCACAAAAAACAGAATTTAATTTATTAGCAAAAGTATTTAGAGATTTTTTACCACAAAGGTATCCATACGATGTTAGTGATAACGCTGTTCCAAGCATTAAATCAACAGACTTTGATAATCGTGTTGATATTATGCCTGTATCAGACCCTAATATATTTTCTATGTCTCAACGTGTTACGTTGGCACAAACACAATTACAAATGGCACAGTCTGATCCAAAGTCTCATAATATATATGAAGCTTACAAAAGAATGTATCAATCACTTGGCGTAAAAGATATTGATGCTATTTTACCCCCTCCTGCAACACCTAAACCAAAAGATCCTGCATTAGAAAATTCTGATTCAGTTTTAGGTAAAAAATTAATTGCTTTTAGAAATCAAGAACATCAAGCACACATTGATGCACACAGAACTTTTATGTCGTCAATGTTAGTTCGTAGTAATCCACAAGCAACTGTATTATTACAGGCTCATGTCATGGAACATGTATCTTTATTAGCAAGACAAATGGTGGAGATGGAAAATCAAGAACAAATACAAGCTGAAGCTGCAAAATTTGGTGGTAAATTACCTCCTGAACTTCAAGCTCAATTCCAGGAAGAAATGGAACGTCAGATTTCATTAAGAGCAACAGAATTTATTGAAGAAATGTTTATTGAAGAGCAACAATCTATGGAAGGTCAAGGTCAAGACCCTCTTGTTGGATTAAAACAACAAGAATTACAGTTAAAAGCACAAGATATTCAACGAAAAGCACAAAATGACCAACAAAAAATTGAATTAGA